CTAGGATATCTAAGTCTTCTTGATCGAGACCTACTACTGCTAATTCGAAACGTAAATCGTTTCCTACTTCATAAATGTCAACTGGGTAGTTGATTTTGTTTTCTAGTGTGTTAAATTGTGCGTTTGAATCGAAGAAGTTCTTCCAAACGATGTCAAATGGGTCTAATGCCCAATGTTCAAATCCACGAGGTATTTGTGTCATTTTTTTACATTTGTGCTCCCCTAAGGTGAGCGGTTTAATAATAATACATAACTGAGACCTGTCGTATCTCGTTAATAAATATATACGGATTAGTTCTTCGGTGGGAGATAATATAAGGCTTTGATAGATTTTTCGTCGGTAAATTCTAGTTTCAAAATACCATTCTCATCAAAATAACCTACACCTTCTGCTCCCTTATTATTAGCAAATATCTCTAATAGATAATCTGCATTATATAGAAATTCGGGTGATGGGATTTCAAATGTAGATGTACTAGTTTGAAATGCTACTTTATTATCGTGTGATGTTTTACCACCAATTGTAAAGTAAATACCTTTATCACCACTACTATTAATTAATGCTTGTACTTTTACTTCATCACTACCTAATGCTTTTTTAGCCTTACCATAGCGCTCTATAAAGTCACTATCAATTTCAAATGAGTAATCAAATGAAATTTGTGTTTCATCTAATACCATTGTTTCGGTAGGCATCATCCTTAAATCAGCTAAATTGTAAACTAAATCATATTCATTATCAGCAATTGATAATTTAGTTGATGTGCCGTTTTTAGTTTCAACGTTTAATTGAATGAATTGATTAGTGATGTTTACTAATTTAAGTAATTTATTTGTGTCATAGATACCTAAAGTACAATCATCAATATCAAAGTCAGGTGCTTCAATTGAACCTGCTAGATCCTTTGTTTGTGATGTGAATAGTACTTGTACTTTCTTATCTTTAATTGTCCATTTTACCTTATCGTGAATACCACCTAAGTAATATTTTTCGATGACTGATGTTAGTAACTGTTTTTCCATATTATTTCCAAAATATTTGAATTAAAATTATGACAACTCCTAGGCTCAAACAAGTAAGTGTTTTAGGAGTTAAAGGTTCATTAAACATATAATGAGACATAACTGTAAATACTACTACCCCAATACCAAATCCGATCAAACGTGATGGCCATATTTGACCATCATAAGCAGCTACAAAATTACGTACTGAGTACATAAATAGTAGTGATATTGGTACACCCATAAATGCTACTATTAGTGGGTTATTTTTAAACCATTCATATTTGATTTGTCCTTGTAGTTGGAGAAATGTAACGATTTGGGCTAATAAACCAAATATAAAACCTTTTAATAAATTCATAACGCGAATGTATGATTAATATTTGGCCTAGACAAATTTGAAGAATTTATTTACCTTATCATTTAATGATGGGAATGTCCATCCTAAATCTTCATAAATGCCTTTTAGTTTATTTAGTAGTGTTGATTCGAATCCCTCCTCTCTATCAGCAAATTCCTCAATTAATTTATTAATCACTTCAGGATCATTACCTGTAAATCCAATTACATCGATGTTATATGGATTAGTTTTAAGTTGAATGTATTTCATCTTATCACCAGCAGTGAATAATGGATATTGCTTTTGTACTTTCTTAAATTTAAGTAAGTCATTGTAGTAGATAGCTGCTTTAGCATTGATAGGACATTTCAATTTCAATGTACTAAATATCTCACCTGTTCTAGGAGCACGCTCAATATATGACTCTACATTTTTAACTCCAGTAGGTTTAGCTAATTGATCAATAGGAATATCCTTAACGTATTTTTTAAAATCAATTATTTGTTGATCAATTTCTGGTTTAGGTTTACCAAACATAATGTCTTGAATCAATTTCTCTCCAAATTTAGAATACATTGGAGTCATATTTGATTTCATTAGGTCTAGACCCTTCATATCTAATTCATCAACAGTAACACCTTCTTTATTTACAATATACATTGCATAACGACGTTTACCTGCAAAGTAACCCCGTTCAATAATCACTTCTTGCTTTAACTCAAAGTAATGATCACGTGTACCAACATTAAAGTAATCTCTAGTTACTCTATCAATATTATTATTTGCTGCTGTTTGTATTTCAGTAGCAATTTCTAATACTGCTTTAATGTATTCGTCCTTAGTTGATGTTTCAGGATAGCGTTGTAATACTAGATCCTTACATTGAATGAATAATGAGTCAGTATCAGATGTAACTACATAATCTTTATCTTCAGTACCTAATTTTTCATTCATCCATTCATTTACAAACTTAATTGATTCTTGAGTTACACGTTGACCAGTTAATGTGATTGCTTTAGATATCATTTTATGACCATCAGTATAGCGCCAACCATTAATAGCATAACAACCATAAACGTCATTCAATTTAATTTTATAAGCATGTTGACGTCTATTATAGAATTCGCCTTTAACAGCATCACCTGATTTGTATGCTTTCTTCATTTTATTCTTATATTCAACACGTTTATTGAACCAATCAGTTAATACTTCACATACTACTGATGAGCGATCTGTTCTAAACATAGCACCTGATGCTGCTAATAACCATCCATTTTCTTGAATTAATGATAGTAGAGTACCTACTTTAACTGCTGCTTGTTGTGTTGTTTGTTTTGCTGTTAGTTTTTCAATAGTAATCACTTCATTAGGATCCATTTGTCGTAAATCATCTAATGTCCAGTTATTATCGTATTTATCTCTATTTACTATTCGCCCAACGAACGTTTCAATACCAATATTTAAAGAACGAATAATAGACGGATAAAGTGAAGTAAAGTCTAAGTCAATAACCCATTCATATAATCCTGGTACTGGGTCTTTTAAATATCCACCTGCATATTCTTCATATGCTTCCTTAAGTGATGGATTAGTAGTAGTTGGTTTGTTTGGTGATACTATATTGTTACGTTTTAGGTAAGTTAATATAGCACCATCATTTAATACAGTTGATAAGTAAATCATTTCATAAGGCACGTGGCACAGATGACAGATAGCAACTGTTAATTCTATGAATTTAAATTTCTTTTCTAATTCAATAATAATTTCAACGTCACGAATATTATACTCAATGTACTTATTTACATCATCTCTAAATAAACGATCTAAATTACCTTCATATTCAATCTTACCTAATTTAACGTATTTAGTTCCTATATCACCTAATTTATAAGATGGTTCGTTTTTAGGATTATACTTTTTGTATAGTAGTAGATAATCTAAGTGATTAATACCTCCTAATTCAATAGGTTGAGCTTGATCCCATTCAGTAAATTTAATTTTACGAATTGGAGATAAACGAGCAGCTTCATCTCTACCTAGTACATTACATAATCTATAATACAGGTAAGGAACGTCAAAGAATCCACTATTCCATCCTGTGATGATAGTTGGATCAACTGATTCCCATAAGTCAAGGAATAAGCGTAATAACTGTTCTTCATCATCACACGGTATAACCTGCTTATCTTCTTCATCAATAGACGTTAATTGTTTTTTCTCGTCTAAGATTAGACAGTAGTATTTTTTAGCTGTAGCATCGTACAATGAGATTGAAGTAATCTTCATTGGTGCTGTCTTAATGTATTCTGTAGTTAAGGCACCCCCAATCTCACACTCAATATCGAAGTAGATAATGTTCTGCCATTCAGGGGTATCATCGCTGTCTTTGTATTTATCAATTAATACAGCGGTTAGTCTGTCAATATCAGACTCATATAGATGATTATCGTTCCATTCATATTTGGTAACGGCTTTAGCTCGTTTACCATCTAATGTTGGATACTGACCATTAGGGTCAATAGCGAAGCGAGGTATGGTATACTGAAATTCAGTCCATCCTTTCTTATCGTCGCGTAAATGAAATTTATAGTTGGGTTTACCCTCGTAAAATATTGATTGATACATACCTTAAATATAAGATATTATCTTGACAGAATCAAATTTATTGAGTAAATTTAACACTCATTACGTGTACTGACCCAGTATACAATGTATAGCCTGTGCCTGAACCACCGAATTGTGTTGGGATTGTAGTTGTGCCACCTGAAGGCCAGTTACCTAAAGCAACTCTATTTATAGCTGTTACAAATGCTGATCCGGAAACATTACCTATTCTATTATTAGCTAATGCTCTAACTTGTCTATAGAATGGACCACCACTGTTAGCTATTAAGAAGTATCTGTTTGCTGGAATTCTGATAGTGGTGTTAAGTGATGATGTTGTTAAAGTACCACCAGTATAGCTAAATGAGTTTGATGGTGTTATAGTACTTACAGTACTCCAACTACCTGTACTGTTATCTACAGATCCAGTAGCCACATACCAAGCCCATGAGTTACTACCATTAGAATGAGGTACTAATCCAATATTTCCAGAACCAGCAGACATTGTTACTGGTTGGTTAGCATAAAATAATTGCCAAGCTCCGTTATTAGTATTAATACCAATACTAGAAGAAACACCAGATTGTTGAGTAAATACATCAAAGAAAGTGCCTGGGGTGTAGTTAAATGATCCAGGTGATGTAGTGGTGGTGGTTGTTGTGGTGCTTGTTGTGGTTAAAGATGAATTTAAAATAAAACTTCCACTATTACTATTATTAACTAATGTAAAGTTACCAGCTCCTGATGTATTAATAAACGTTATAGGCATACCTATAAATATTACTTATCTAAATTATCAAGATTATTCATTACTGCTTTTTTGTATAGTGGTGTAAGTTTGTATTCCATAAACAGTGTTTTAAATAAACGTATTGATTCATCGTGTAATCCAATCCACCACCCTGCTACTGCTTGTTCAAATAAGAATACCCACCTATTTGGATATTCTACATCTGTAATGGTATTAGGTTCATCTGTTGCTAATGTATATCCAATAATAGCCATTGTGTAGCTTTCCTGCCAGTCTTTATTTCGTTCATATGTTCTGCTAAGCAGGAAATATGCTTCAGGACGTTTTGGGAGTAGCGATATTGCTCGTAATAATATACCTTTTATAGTAAATACTCTATTGCCTTGTTTTTCAAAACATAAAGCTATTCTTAGTAATGCTTCGTAAATTCTATTATTATCATTTCCAAATTCTATGCTTCTAAGATAATAACCAGCAGCGGATGCTGTTTGTCCTATATCTTCATATTCACATCCAAGTTCAAAGTTAATATTACTGTCTTTTGGATTATTAATATATGCTTTTAATAATCTATCTTGCATAATTCTTTAATTGTTTTGGTTTTGCCTATTTTTTCCCACCAATTTTTTATAAAATCTGCACTAGATTTTTGACTATTTTTATATTCAGTATCAATAAATTTTGGGTAAAATGTTGATTTAAAAGAAATATCTTCTGTAAATAAAGGTAATGTGTAGATGTCTTTATTTTCAACGCCGTATATTATATTTTCAACTAATGGTATTAAATTATCATTTATTAATATAAATTTATCATTAGGATAATATTTATCTATTATTGTTTTTACATAAGTTCTACTCAATATATAAGCACCACATGCCCAATTATCCCATTTTCTAATGTTTAATTTCATATCACTTTCTTTTATATCTTTAATAACAGAAAGTTGTATTGCTTTCCAACCTTTAGGTAAATTATTTATAACATCATCCCAATTAAATAACCAATTATTAGCATTGCTTATTAACATATCATCTTCACAAAAAAAACCATAATCTTCGTTTGTGGTGTTATACCAATCTTTAATAGCTTTCAAGTGTGATAATACAGTTGCTATTGCTCCCGAATCCATTTGGTGTAGGTATAGTCCTTCAACTGTGGGATTATTTTGATAATCCGTTACTCTACCATCATATGCTTGTATTATTTTAACATCAGTTCCAAATTTACAGAATTCGTCTATTGTTTTTGACTGTCTATCTTTTGAACTTTCTAAACTAATACAATTAGCTAGTTTAAGTCCATTTAATTTTTTATTATTTCTAATAAAATTATCTAGAAAAGTAATTGGCATTTTCAATATATAAGCGGCATTATCTTGAAATCCAAAAGTGATAAGTAAATTGTCTTGGTATTTAGCTAACCCACAGCAGAATTCTATTTCACCACCCATAAAACTAAAAGGTTCTGAGATGTGTTTTATATTCCAGTCTTTATCCCATATTACTAGTCGATGAGTATATTTAGCGTCTCTTTGTTCTAATTTATTTTTCCATAAATCTACTTCATGAATAATACAGATTCTATCATCACCATAAGGAATAATTTGAGATCCACCTCTTAAATTTTGAAATTCACCTACACCTTCTTTTAATACTACTGTTTCAGAAGTATTAGTTTCAGGATTTACCTTTACTACTTCAGTTGGATTAGTCCATTTTACAAAGTGATAAGGCATATCAATAATAGGCATCCAATTTTTCTCACAGTATGAGTTTGGATCGTTTGGTGGTTCTATTCTACTACGCTTTACTTCTTTGTGTTTTTTTAGTTCAGATAGTTCCATTCTACCCTCACCATTAGTTTTAGTATCTCTTCTAACACCACACAAATATAGTTTATCATCCCACCTTACCAATCTACCATCTTCTAATCCAATAAATTCCCAAACAGGCTCAACATCAAGCTTTGATGTATCTACTTTGTTCCAATTTTTAATTGTTAGATCATCGTTTAGCTCACAAAGCCAATTTGTTGTTCTTAAGTGGATATCGTTTTCTGGGTTTAGGTATGATAAGGGACCCCAACGATTAATAAATAATTGTTCTCCTTCGCAGTGATATAGTGTATAATTAACGTGACGGAGATTAAGGATTAATTTACCCTTATCAACGTATATTGATGGGTTCATTAAACCTGTTCCGTTTGTTAAATCAGAGGGTATTAGTAGGGGGGTAATAGAACCCCCACTATCTAAAACTTTTTTTACTAGATTATCCATTTATTATAATGAATTTCTCTGTTTATCATTTTGCCATTGTCCATTGTATAATTCAGCACCATTACATTCGTGGAAGTAGATTTGTGCTACACGAGCATCTTTTTCAATGAATATAGTTTCATGAACATACAATAATGTACCCATATATTGTGTTTCAAATCCTGGGTCAAATACAGGACTGTTGATAATTGCACCGTTACGATATAATGATGAGCGTTGCTTAATGAATGCTACACGATTATCAGGTATTTTACAACCTTCATTAAATGTAATATCGTATACACCTTCATATAATAACCATCCTTCAGCACCATCTAATTTGATAGATTCAAATGGGGTATATGTGGTTAATTCAGTTTTATCTTTTAGTACTTTACCAATTTTACCATCCGCTATAAAATTACCACCAATTTTATTACCAACTTTCTGTACTGCTTTAAGTGATAAGTCATAACCTACTTGTGCCGGTTTACCTTGTGTTGTTTCTAATAATAATAGACCCTCGTCTACAATTTGTTTTGCGTTTAACATATTTTAAATTTATTAAAGTTCTTCTACAATTCCAAGTACTTCAGCTATTATCATTCCTAGAACAAATATTCCAGTACTAAATAGAAGCCCAATACAGGCACCCATTCTGATTAATGATTTAGCGAAACTAATTGAAAAATGCCAATTTGTTTTACTCTCCTTTGGTTGCATAATCTTGTATTGTTTTTGAATCTGCTCTTTCCCATGGATAAACTATCCAATCTTTATCTACTACTTCGTAGTGGAATGTTGGTTGTACGGATGCAGATTCTTTTGTATGAATTGTTGCTGTTGGAACATTATACTTGTGTAATGTTAGTCCTGAATCGCAGATATCATCTACTATTAGTACTTTACTATCTAGTACCATTCCAAATTTAAATAATGGAATGTTTAATTTATGAGATAACATTACAGCAGGTATTAATCCTCCTCTAGGCATTCCAAATATATATTGAATATCTAGCCCACTGGATTCTATTTGAGACGCTATGTTATTCACAGCAGTCTCAATATAGTCCCAGGTAATAAATCTTTTGTTCATATTAGAATTTTGTTCCATTTACTTCAATCGCGTGTAAGAATTCTTCTCTAATTAAATTATCTTTTTCCATAAACACACCACTAAACTTATTTGTAGTCATAGTAGAACCGTGTTTAATACCTCTATGTGAGCAACATGTATGCTTACAAGCAATACTAACTGCTACTGATTCACATTGCATTTTATTAGCAATATAATCGTGGATTTGTGTTGTTAATGACTCTTGCATTTGTGGTCTACGTCCAAACCATTCAACGATACGATTTAATTTACTTAAACCAATAACGTTTTCAGCAGGAACATATGCTACAGTAGCATATCCTGTAAATGCTAAATTGTGGTGAGCACACATACTAACAATAGGGATACCTGATTGGATTACTAATCCATCATATCCTTCATCATTAGGGAATACTGTAATGTTTGGTTCATCACTAATACTACCTACGATTAAGTCCTTTAACCACGCTTTAGCTACACGACGAGGTGTATCTTCAGTTTGTCTATCCGCTTTGTAATCAAACCCCACTGCTGTAAGGAACTGAGCATACGCCTCAGATGCATTATTAATCATTTGCTCAATCTCTTCTGGTGTACGAGCTAAATTACCATTTGATTTTTTTAATAGTTCCATTTATTTATTTTTTACTTTCGAAATATAATGCCCTTACTTTGCTTCCCAACTCTTGGTTGTTAGGATTATTTTCAACTAGCCATTCTGGTACTAGAATATGGTTGCGATATGTTCCTGCTTCATAACATTTAGGACATAATTGGCCAGCACCTTCAATATAGCCAAGCCTCATATCAACGTGAGTTGATTCATCATAAATGGTTTCTACACCACATAATATACAATGATCTTTTTTCATGTTATTTTAATTTATTGATTTGTCTAATCATGTTTACAGCACCGAATGCTGATAATATAGCTATAACGACATAACCCCAGATAATTAGTGCTTCCATATTATACGTTTAGTGTTTTTATTAATTCTTCATATGATGGTTTACCTTGAGCAATTCTGTCACTTTCTTTTATAATAATAGACATAATTTCTTTACGAATATTTTCTATATCACTCTCTTCTGAATTTAATTTTACGACTAGTTCACCTTCTAAATAGCTAGATTTAATTCTTATTTCTAAAGTTTCCATATTATACGTTTAATGTTTTATTCCAAGCTGCAATATGCAATCTAGTTAAACCACGGAAACGATATTTCTTAGCCATTTCAAGACAGAATTGAGTACGCTCTTCAAAGTTAGCAGCATCATCTAAACCAGGCATACAAACAACGTTTTTAAGCGGTATATTAAATGGTACTACGAAG